TCCCTCTCTAAACTTCGCAGGTGCATTGGTTGGGTCAGCGTTCCCCATCAACGACACTCTGATATACCGATGAACATGGTCAGGGTGTTTGCTCGCATCGGGCATCGGAAGCGTTTCTGGTGGCCTCCAAGTCATGACGCGTTCTTCAGACTGACGGTTCTGCAATTCACGAGTAAGACGATTATCAGACATTGTTGTTCTCCAGTTTCAAAACTTCGCGGACATACGCTTCAGGGGTGATACCGAGCTTTTTGGCAATCGCTGCCTGTGAAGCTGTGATACGAACCTGTTTGGGCGCAGTAGACCGAGTAGCCGGGGCCACAACAGTGCTGGTCTTGCGGACGGGCTTTTCAGGCTCCGGTTCCGAGGGTGCGATCTCTCCGAAGTAATCGGGAAACCGTTTTTTCATCGTCGCATCAACCTGCTGGTAGTAGGCATCGCTGCGCGGGTCTACACCAGATCTGACCAACTTTTCATGCAGTCCAAGGGCGAGGGAGGTCATTTCCTCGTCGGTACCGAACCACGTGTTCCGTTGACGCCAAGTTTCTGCCTTGGGATCAACCTGTGGTCGCTGTACCGGCCTTGCCTGTTGTTGCTGTTGTACACTTGTCTCATTGTCTTGTAAAGCCGGTCTAAAGGATTGATACTCCCTCAGTTTCAACTTGGCATCGGTAAGGTCTGACTGAGCTTTGGCGATACGCTTGGCATCGCCCGACTCATAAGCTTGTTCCATCTTCTCCATCGCCATACTGACTTCGGTTTCAGCAGAGCGAGTGGCTTCGTTGACGTAAGCTTTCTGGTTTTGTCCGATACGCTGCTTAAGTAATTGATTTTCTTGATGAACTTGTTGAGCGAAAGTCAACGCTTCCTCACGTTCACGGGCGGCTCTTTCTTTCTCCCGACGTTCGTCGTGGACACCCTTGCGAAGCTGTTTGATCCTCGCTTGAACCTTGTCCGAGTACTCATCAAGAGGGTCATCGACCGCCTTGTCTAGAACTTCCTTGGGGAGAGGAACACGACCGCGATCTTCAGGCGGCGTATCGTCTACAACTTCAATAGCGACTTCTGTTTCTGGTTTGGCTTCCTCTTTAGAAGCCTCATCGGGGAACTTGTATTCTTCTAGGTTTGCTGACATGTGAACTCCTTAAACGCGATTGATGCCGCGAGGGTCTTCAACAACCCCTTCCACGGTGTCATCGTTGATGATTCGCCACTCGGTACCGTGGATCTTCAAACGGGTACCTGAGTACGCACGGACGAGGATGAAGTCCCCAATTTTGCACCACGGGCCATTCGGAAACCGATCCTTGTCGGCGTAAGCCTGTGGGCCTACTTTTGCCACGAACAGTACGACGGTTGAGCTTTGCTCGCCTTCGATCACCGACTCGGGTTTGATGATCCCAGACTCACCAAAGGTCGCGTCGATCTTTGGCACCATGCAGAGAATCTTGTAACCAGACGGATCGGGGATCTGTTTGGCTTTCAACACAACATCTTGTGTTGCCTCGACATCAATATCACTCATCGTCGTTCTCCATCCGTTTTGCAAGGTCGTCCAATAATGCTACTGCGTAGTCGAGACCCTGAATGACTCCGCATAGTCTGTGATACTCATTCTGCGTTGCCTTTCCTCCAATTAGATTGAAGGTGGCTCGTTCTTTTTCCCCTATTAACTTGTCCTTTAGATAGTCATGTAACGAGTCATAGTTCATTCACTTTCCTCTGCGCCCTGCGGCGGTTGCTCTTGAACCTGTTGCGCCTGTGCTTGGCGATTTGCTTCATTCTCTGCGGCTTCATGCTGACGATCAGCTTCAGCGCGATTGTTGTCGTTGCGTACCGACACGGCATGTTTGAGTGCATCCACACCGGTCTTGACACGATCATGTGCTTTGTCAACCTTGTGCTTGGCGATCTCTGCGCCCATCTTGGCACCAGCCATGCGCTGTTCTGCCTTGTGCTTGGCAACCTCGACGCCAAGACGTGCGCTCTCCAGCTCGTGCGTTTTGTCGGCTTGTTGACTCTTGATACGAGTCTCGTCCACCTTGGAGGCAGCGGCCAACATGTCGATCTTGCTTTTCTGTGCAAGCTGTTCTTGTTGTAGCTGGATCTCCATCTGGAACTGCTGCTGCTTCAGTTGGTTGTCCGCAGCCGCCTGTTGTTGACGGAACTGTAGATCGGCCTGTTTCAACTGCGCATCTAGCTGCATCTGCTGTTGTTTGAGCTGGATCTCCTGCTGCTGCAACTGGATCAACGGATCCTGCATCTGCTGCTGGATCTGCTGCTGTTGTTGTTTCGCTTGGTTCTGCTGCATCAACTGCTGAGCTGCGAGTGCCGCAAGCTGCGAGATCTGAACCTCCTCTTCTGGTGGCAGGAAGCCCGGATCGTTGTCCTCCGACATGTCCGAACCCGCTTGCATGGCCTTGGGCGGCGGGGGTAGGACAGCACCGAGCTTGGTCTGGATATCAGCCCGATACTGATACGCCAGATGCTCCATGATATGAGCGTTGACCGCTGCCATGATCTGAGGAGCCTGTGGGTTCTGTCCGATCTGCGCCGCCATCAACGGGTCGTGCAACAGAGCGTTGTGTACCAGCAAGTGAGCCTTGTGATCTTGGTACATGAACGCCTTGACCGGCTTGTTGATCAAGAGGCCCATGTTCTCCGACACCGGATCAACCGGCAGCATATCGTCTTTGAGCGGCACGATCTTCTGGGCGTTCTTGACGCCCAGCACCTCAATCATCTGTCGGTGGAGGAACGGAAGGTCATAGATCTGAGGCGCTTGCTGAGCAAGCTGCATGACCGCCTGATACTGCACCACACGCTGCGCCATAGTTGATGCGTTAGGGTCGGAAACAGGAATGACATCGCAACAATCGTAATCAGAACGCTTAGCACCTGCGTCTCCAATCTCGGGTTGGTAGTCATAGCTCTCCGGGGTGTTATCCCTGATAATGGCTGCAAGGAGCTTGAACTCGTCCTTCATGGTGTAGTGAATGCGCGCTTGAACGGCGCTCATCACTTTCATCACGCGTTCAAGAATGGCAAGCGTCGTGCCTACCGGTGCCTGTGCCGACATATCGGATATGTTCAGCTCAGCCGTTGCGGCAAACTGACGACCGTCAGCCACAACTTTGTCCATTAGTGCCATCAGAACCTGCGATGGTTCCTTGTATGGAAGCGGGAGGATGTTGTCCCGTATGGCACCTGAAGGAAGATCTACATCTCGGAATTCACCCGGAGCGATGGGGGTATCATCCCCCTTAACACGCATACCGCGAGCCTTAAGACCCCCCGGCAGATTGCTAAGCGTACCCGCGTCGATAAGCTGCCGCATGAGGGATGTGGCTGTGTGGGTATGACCACCGATAAGGTGTATGAGACCGAAGTAATAGAACCCAAATCCCGGTATGTAACCGTAGTGAACGAAATGTTGCCGTCTCTGCTTGAGCTTGTCGTCCTCCAGCCAGTTGCGGCGTATGGCGAGGATAGTGTTTGTCCCCTTCTCAACCGTAACCACGTAAGGTAGTTTGATTCCCGTTGGTTCGCCATGCTTGTCGGTGTCCTCATACCCTTCCAAGTCCAGATCAACGTGCATCTCGAACAACTGATAGCGGTTGTCGATGGATGCCGTGAAGCCCTGCTCGGTGGCTTTCTGCTTCTCAATCTCGTCCAACACCTGCACCGGATCGCCAAGGTCAACGTCGCGGTAGAACCCCGCCACCATCAGGCGACGCAACTCGTTTTTCGTCTTACGCATCCTGTGCGTAATGCGCTCCGACGCCTGTAAGTTAGGTGCGCCGTAGGGGACAATGATGTCTTCAGCCGGGATGAACGGCGCTACCTGCCGGTCTAGTGCGGGGTCAAAATAAACTTTCTTGAACGCATTACCCGAGAGCGCCGTAGCCAGCAGCAGTCGTTCATGCTCCGGGCGATACTCCTGCATCACCTCGGTCAACTCGTAGTTCATATCCTCCTGAACCCGCGCCGCCGATTGTTTCTTGTCAGGAGTCTCCTTACCGATAATCTTGGTACGCACAGGGCCAGCGGAGGGGAAAGTCTCCATGATCAAGTCGGATTGAAACTTGACCGCCGCTTCCATCAGCAAGGGATGGTAGACGCCGCTGGCTCCCGGCCACGGCTCAGACCGATCTTCGTACTTGAGGCCAAGCAGCTTCAACCCCTTGATGTAGATCTCAAGCCAGTCCTTGCGACCGTTCATGTCCTCGGTCACGTCAGCCATCAAGTCGTAAGCCAAAGACGCAAGACTCGACTCAGGCATTTCTTCCGCGATATTGGCATCGAACGCAGGTTCGCTATGCCCCATGTGGATGTCCAACGGGCCAGCGTGGATGTTGACCTCTTCCGGATCAACGATCTCAATGGTCAACGGTTCAGCATCGTCTGTGAGACTGGCAAGACCTGATGGAGCTTGGCCGATGGATTTATCAATGCTCATATCATTTTCCTATCGTGGGTCGTGCGCTCTACGGCACCACCGCGTTTGTAATTTCTATTTGGGTCGAATTTGGGTTCCATATCACCGGGCATTCCCGAACTAACCGGGCCGGGATCGCTTCCGACAAAATTCAAAAATGGAAATTTATTGCGTTCTTCCAGCATCGTTTTTGGCAGAACACCTTTGGAAGTTTCAACTTCATTACCGGTTATGTAGTCAATCGGATGCGTAGTGAGCTTGTCCCACGTACCCGGCTCTTCGCCTTTGGCAAAACTCTGATTATAGAGTTTGTGAGTGTCCACAAAATCCGAATTCCCCCATTTGTATTCCGGAACCACTCTAAGCATGGAAGACTTAGTGTCTTCAAGAACCCTGCTTTCCTTATCAGCAAACGAATCTTTGTTGCTGTACTTGTTTGGGTTTTGTGCTACAAAATAATTGTGGTAGAAAGCGTTTATGTTCGATTGATATTGAGGAGCAGAATTAGAACCCATGATGTCGTGGATTCTATTAATGTACTCGTTGGTTATCGCGTTGTGCCTAGCTTCGTGGGCAAAAGTCTGCGGACTCGCCCCGCTTCCAATGCCTAAAATGTTCGTACTAGGCTTTTCAAATTTTTCGTATTGGGCTTCGGAGATCGCATAATCCCTAGGCACAAGTTTTAATTTTTGTTCAAATGTAGGTGGAACTAATTTTTTATTAGCGTCGGGGGCGTTTTGAAAATTGACCCCTAACGTACTGTAGTAGACATCAGGGTCGCCTACGTTCACCATCCGAGAAGTGTCTACAAGATTTTGTTCTGAAGGCATCAGCTTGGAACGTATCTTTGCCGCTGCTTCCGGATCCTTGTTAACGTCCACCCTTCCCATCCAAGGGTAATATTGCATCAATGTGCGTATGCCTGATTCCATCAGTAATACCCTCTGTGCCTTTTCGACTTGAACCACTGCACTGGTTCTGGCTGGTCTGTTGGTAGTTTGATAAACCCACCCTGACGGAACCGCAGCAGTGCAAGCGACGTAGAGTCAACTAAGTCGTCGTTCTTGCCAGCCGGGAAATCATTACATTCTTCAATGACTTCTCTAGCCCACCGTCTGTCAGGTGCCCAGACAATACCTGATCTAAACAAGTCCGTCACCGCGTTTACACGCGAAATCTTGTCTTGGCCCTTGCCCGGTGTGAACTCCATAATCGGAACGCCCATACGACGCATCTCTTGGTAGAGCGCCGAGCCGCTGGATTTCTTTTCAACGATGAAGCTATCTGGACTCCATTCTTGGTACTGCTCCAGCACCATCTCCTTCAGCTCCGGGTACTCCATCCGTTCCTTGATGGCGTTCAGCAAGATAATGTTCTGGTTCTTGGTCTCTTCGTTGAAGAACACCCCCCACGTAGTCAGGGCGTTGTAGTCGGCACGGGTGTTCTTTTCTTGTGCGGAGTCGAGTGCCATGATGATGAATTCGCAGTGTGGCGGATCGTCTTGCTCCCAGACGTTCCACCACTCTCTCTTTATAAGAGCGCCTTCCTCTGCCGTTGGCTCCTGCATGTACTGGGCTTGCCAGTATCGCGGATCCATATCGGCTTTCTTGGAGAGCAACTCTTCCAAAGGCCAGAACTCAGGCCAAAGGGGCTGACCATTTAAAATGGCAGGGAACTCAATAACTTCCCACTCCGCAGAGTCGTCGTTACGGGTCATGTGGTCGATGATCTGACCGGTCAGGTCGAGCTTTGACCAGCGCGTCATCACAACGATGATCGCGCCCCCCGGCATCAGTCGTTGGATTGGGCCTGACTGGAACCATTCCCACGCGGGTTCAAACACGTGTGGTACACCTTGTTTGGCTTCCTGCTCGGAGTGTGGGTCATCAATAATGAACAGATCGGCACCACGACCAGCCAAAGCACCACCCACACCAATAGCAAAATACTCTCCGTTAAAGTTGGTACCCCACCGAGAGGCGCTCTTGCTATCTGCTTGTAGCTCGACCTGCGGAAAGATGTCATGGTATAGGTCGCTCCCTACAAGGTTACGGACACGTCGGCCGAAATTTACTGCAAGATCAGCAGTATGCGAGGCCATGATCACTTTCTTCTGAGGATACTTGCCAAGGAACCACGCCGGGGCAAGGTAGGAGATCATCTCGCTCTTGCCATGACGCGGTGCGATGTTAACGATGACCCGTTTTTTAGCCCCAGAGGCAATTTCTTCAAAAATTCTGGCTAATTTCCGATGGTGTGGCCCCACCATATAGCCCGGATAAACGTGCTTAATGAAGCTCAAAAAGTCGTCTTTTGCCTTCGTTTTGGTCGTTTCTTTGTAGTATTTGACCAATAAATCGGCAGTTTTACGCTTCTGGGCGTCTGGCATAGACGGAAGCGCAGCACGGAGCTTGGCAAGGTTCTCAGGCGTCAGTTTGAGGGCTGTACTCAACCTGCGGCTCCTCCATAACGGTGTATTCGATGTTATCAAGCACCGTGAGCAGTTCGCGTTCTACTTCTTCAATCGGCAGCACTTTAAGAGTGGTTTCACTGCGCTTTTTGAAGGCATCTACACCATCTACTTCGCCCAAACTACGGAGTGCAGTAAGTCTGTCCTTGGTCGTTTGGGCATGTTCTACCTCATAGACCAGCTTGTTGATGACGTACATCTTCAATTCAGCAAGGTCATCGACCAACATGCAGTTTGACTGCTGAACCATCCCAGCCAGATAGGCCATCACTTCGTTCGGGTAACGGGCGTACTCAGGCCGTAGCTTGGGGTTGGCAGTCATTTCTTTAGCCAACTCAATTGCTTGGGCTTGATGTTCGGCAGAGGGAGAGATGGGAGTGCCGGTTAGATCGGCCAACAATTTCATCGTGTTGACCCGCATCTCAAGTTCTTCATGCGGAGTCAGGTCGGGCATGGCTTCCGTGGCTTTTTTGGGCAACGGAATGTCTTCATCTATGTCAGGCATGTACGACATGCAATGCCTTGCAAGGGTTTGGATTTATACAATATATACGATTTCTATTGGTATGGAACCATTTTAGTGACGGGGGGGTGTTTTTATATACAGGGGGGTGGGGGTCTATTTGGGAAATGATGGGGTGATTTGTGCGTTTCCAAGTGTAAGCGCACTTCGTAGGTACCTTATCACTTCGTGGGGGGCACCTACCCGGTGGCTTCGATATACCGATTGCCGCGCCTAACAGGTAGCTTCGACAATCAATATTAGCAGCGTTAGCCAGCCCTTCGATAAAAAACTAAGCCAGCCCAAGCCAGCCTATCATCTAGACAACTAAGCCAGCTTTGAATTTTATATGGCGAGACCGTGAAAGACTCGCTGCGCTCGGGTCTCGCTTTCGCCGTCCCGGCGAGGAAAAGAATAAATGTGCTTCGCGGGTTTATGTCGTGTCCTGCGTCCGCAGGACGACGACGTTTACCGCTGCCGCGTAGCTTCGATTAAACAAAACATCGCCCAACTCGATCAACATTAATTGACATGGTGGCATTGGTTTGGCATCAAAAGAAAGCGGAAAAGCGCAGGGTGCTGTCCTTTCGGACAGCACCCTGTGCAGCTACTTACGTCTGATAGCGAGAAGCCCGAAGGCTAAAACGATCATCAGCAGTAGGATTGGAAGTTGACTCACTTCTGAGCACCTAACCCAAGCACCATCGCCAACTGAGCTACGGCCTTCTTGAAGGAAGTTTCGTCCTTAACGGGGAACTCTTCGGTCTTGAGAGTGTCTCGCAAGTTAGAGACTTTCTTCATCAGGTCATTAAATTTGGCACCAAAGTCTTGTGCTTTGGTAACGCCTGACCGAGGCTTCTTGGGCTTCAGTCGGCTGAACGTCTGACGCTCTGCACCGAGCATCAGAGTCCGAACAGGCTCGACGCAAGACTCAAAGATGGTCTTGTCGTCGTGCCTGAATTTGGCGCGAGGGTCAGCAATCGCTCCAGTCACCGTGAAGCAGGGGAATTTAACCGGGTCGATCTCGACCTTCCCCGACTGCTGCCTCCAAACTAGCTCGCCAGCGTCGTCTGGAGTTTTGTAGTACGAGATGGTGTATTCCGGGCGACCTACAAGACGGTTCAAGGTCAAGTCCCGGCAGAACTTCCGAAACTCCTTGAACGTGTCGCAAGTCTCATCGACCCAACCATCCTTACCCTTCGGCAGCAGGTTGTAGAAGGTCTTGAACTGCTGCTGGATCGGACGCAACGCTTTGATATTGTCCGCTGTCAGATCAGTAGCTGCTGAGACCGTTTTCGTTAGAGCGTAAATCTGCTCGTCGCTAAAAGTATTCTGCATAGTCTCGCTGAGAATCGACATATAGCCTCCAAATAAGCGAAGCGAAATTGCCCCGCTCATCAACTATACACGTTTACACGATTGAATAGTTAAAACTTTTTTACCGTTCGGAAAAAAAATTTTTTGCTTCGCAAAAAATTTTTAAGTAAGAAAGATCAGGCCAGGTCTGACGAACTGGCCTTCACAAGAAAGATTCGGCTAGGTCTGGCGACCTAGCCTTCATAAGGAAATGTGCTACGCGATTGTTATGTTCGTGCAGGAAGCGCTCGGCAAGCTCGCGCCATAAAGATGCACTCACAAGACCAAGAACAAAAGGAGTTCGCAAAGCCTCACGACTGCATCCGGAGGCGAGAGGGCTTCGCCCCCTCGCGCTCCCCCGCGTCTTCGCTGCGCTCAGCCGCGTTCCCTCGCTCGCAAAGCCTCGCTCGGGAACTGGCTTCGGGCGGGTGCGAGCATCGTAGCGTTACGCGCGTAACGCTGAATTGTTTGCGTGGAGTCCCTGTGGGCACCGTGCATCGCGCAACATCGTTTAAACTGGCCGATTCTGAAGAACCCACGTCATATCGCGCGAGTTTAAATGGTGTTGGGTGTGGGCATCGTTACGCCCCGTAACGTCATTTAAACTGACAGATTCTGATAACCCCTCATCATATTTTGTTAGTTTAAACCATGTTGGGTATCGGCACGAAAACGGCTCTAAACAAGTGCGTTACGACGTGTAACGCGGTTTTGTTCCAATTTGTTCCAGCCAAGTTCCATTTGTTCCAAGAAATTTTTGCGCTTGGAACAGGATTTTCTTAATAGAATCATATGGTTAAGTCATTTGTTCCATTGTTCCAAGTGGAATTACAAGAATACCCCCCCTACGGAGTAAAAACGGGGAGAGGGAAAAGGGGACGGCAGGGGTCAGGTAAGCAAAAGTGGTCTGGGGAAACCGACCCTCTATTTTCTAAAAAAGTGGAACATTGGAACAAATCCGTATAACTCTCCTATATATATATATATTATTTAAAAAATAATAATAATAACTCCTTAAAAATCAATGCTTCCCTCCCAAATTGGACGTATTTTTAACGTCCACATTTAGTGACGTACCCGTGTTCCAAAACCCATTTTTTTCTTGGAACAAGCTGGAACACGTGGAACAAAACTGGAACTGACCCCTAATCAAGTGCTGGATTCATATGTAAAGATATGCTATAATATCTCTTAGATGAGGGAAGATGTAGGTTGAATGGTTTATATGGTTCGACACAATTTAGCGTTACAGCCCGTAACGCCACAACTCGGAGGTTCTATGGACTACAAGGCCAGATGCGAAGCGTTCTACAAAGCCATGCAGATGGAGAGCAACACTCTGCAATCGCCCACAATCGTATACCGCACTCAGCGTGACGACCGTCACACGATGGACTACGCCAAGCCCAAGCGGCACTACGTGCGCCCCAAGGTGCATCGTGAGATGCGCCTTTCGTTGATGACGTTAACCGACCCGGACAACAACTGATGACCACCACCTGCCGATACTGCGGGGATCATATTTCTCTCGGTAGGCTCGACTTGGGCTATACAACGTGTATGCCATGTGGCGAGCGTGACGCTGTGTCACTCCGCCACACCATCGTGCCGATGCACAAGTCGAACTATGTGGTGGTGACTGATCTGAGTTTACTTGCACAACTGACACGCCCCGGACGGGGCTTAGGAGGCTGACATGACTTACGAGAGTTTGACTGACCGGCAATTTGAGAACTACCTACGCCTGTGCGGATACCTGTGCGACGGCTACGTGCCGCATGAGATGTCTCAGCGACGTGACGCGCTGCTCAAGGCATGGGGCGACGATCCTGACGCGCTGTTCATTACACGGTTCAAGCCGTTGATGGACATTGACGTGGCACGCAACTACGTCTTGGAGGTGTGACATGGGCTATTACAAATCGCAAATCGTTGAACAGATTGATTTTCTAGACACGTACACAGTTGTCCGAAGATCAAAAGAAACTATTCTTATTGATCGTATCTATCAGGCTGTGACGAGCGTCACAGAAGACTATGACGATCTGATGTGCACACTCAGCCACGTGACTGACTTGTGCGAGGACTATTTCCGCGCCGAGGACGATCCCGATCCGTATGCAGATAGCGAATGGACTGGCGCTCGTTGATGGATACATATGTAAAGGTATGCTATAATATACTCTCAAGTGGGAAATCAACTGGAGGAAACAACAATGATTGATCTGAATAAACCCGAAGTCATCACGTCCTTGGCAACGTCAGGGATACTTGTGCACATCGAAGTCAAAAGCTGGTCTGCCACGAAACAAGACGAAGAGATCTCCGATGAGGTCAACATTGCCAAGAAGGCAGACCGCAACGCGGGTCGGTTCGTCAAGAATCTTTTGGCTGACGTGAAGGAGCATAAGGATTGTTTGCGTGACCGGGCGGCTTGGTACAACTGGATCCAGCGCGAGACATTCCCGTGGGCTGGTGCGTGGCGGTATCTGCCGAACCCTCGCATACCGCAGTTCATGCGTGACTACGCGTCACGCAAACAACACACGGAGAAGCTGGTGGACGACCTGATCGCGGCGCTGCCCACAGCCATATCTAACATGGCGTTTACGTTGGGTGACGCGTTCAAGCGCGAGGACTATCCGACGGACGAAGAGGTGCGGAGCAAGTATGGCGTGACGTTGTTCACGAACGAAGTACCGGTGGGTGACTTCCGTAACAAGCTGGCTAATGATCTTGCAGATGATCTTCAGAAGCACTACACACAGCAAGCTCAACGGTGGGCGCAGGACATCGCCAACAAACAAGTAGAACAGCTTGTCGATCTCATGCAGCGCATATCCAAGTGTTGCGAAGTCGAGACGGTGATCGACCCAGAGAAGGGCGTGAAGGTGGTGCGGCGCAAGCTGTATGACTCGACTATCGAACGTGCGTTGGAGTTGTGCGATACGTTCAAGGACTTCAACATCATGAACGACGGCAAGCTGGAGGCTGCGCGGGCATCACTACAGAGTGTGTTGCGTGGCGTAAACATTGAAGCGTTGAAGCAGTCAGACTCAATGCGAACCCAAGTCAAGACAGAAGTCGATGACATCCTGTCTAAGTTTGGAATGGTTTGATTAACAACTAGGAGGTTCTATGTCTCAGATAAATACTTACCCGATGATCTCGCTGACCGAGGCGAGCGCTGCCGTGATGCTCTACGGTGTTGACATCACCCCGACATTTATATCCGAGCCGGGAGTCGGCAAGACGACTGTGCTCAGACAGACTGCCATCAACAACGGAGACAAGTGGCGTCGTCCCGGCGACTACTTCCCTGATGACAAGTATGTCTACGTTTACTTTGACTGTTCATCGCGTGACTTGCCCGACGTGATGATGGGCGTGCCTGTTCATGAACACAAGACCATTGAAGGCTATGTCAATGAAGTGTTCAAGATCAACGACCCGCGACCGAAGGTCATCATGCTCGACGAGATCCGCAAGGCTCCGAAGATCTTGCAGTTGATCTTCTCGCGGTTGAAGCTGGAGCGTTACGTCGGTGACAACCGTTTGCCTGATGGGTCGGTTGTGTTCTGTACGAGTAACAATGCGTCGGATGGTGTGGGCGACAACACGCAAGCGCATGACGTGAATCGTGAGCAGTACTACAAGGTGATGAAGCCGAACCACAAGCAGTGCGCGGTGTGGGGTGGCAACAATGGCGTTGACCCTCTGCTGATCGGTTGGGCGATCATGAACCCGAAGGCGTTCGCATCGTATATGACTTGCACGACTGAGGAACTAAATACCAATCCGTATATATTCAACCCGAACAAACCCGTGCAGCCGTTCCTGTCTCCACGGTCATGGGCGAAGTGCACGTCGGCTGTACGTAACCGACACATCGCTGGTGAGAATCTTACGCGAGCGGCGCTGTGCGGTACGGTCGGTCAGGCTGCGGGTGATTCGATCATGTCGTATCTGTCGCTGAGTGCTGACCTACACAAGTTCGATGACATCATCGCAGACCCAGATAACTTATCCATGCCTGAGAAGACAGCAGCCATCGTGCAGATCGTTGTCAATGGTGTTAACAGCATAGAGACGCAAGATCAACTCAGCAGGTTCATCCGTTACATCAAGCGGTGCAGACACGCTGAACTACAGTCACTGTTCTTCACGATGGTAGCGAAGAACGACAAGACTAAGATGCTTGCCAATGGCAACCCAGACGTACAGTCATGGATGGTGAGCAACAAGAACTACGAGCTATTAATCTAAGGAGGTTCACATGAGCGCAGTGTTTGATCTAATGGAGGACACCGAGACTCTGGAGCGAAGGCTGACCAAGGCACACATTGTCTTGATCACCAATCCAGAGACAAGGTTCTTTGCGAGTACCGTGTTGTTGGGTGAGTCTAAGATCGTAGACGATCATCCCACGGCATACACCAATGGGCGTGACAAGTATTACGGTCGTAAGTTCATGTCCACGCTGACTCAACCACAAATGATTGGTGTGGTGTTGCACGAGAACCTGCATGTGCTGCTGAAGCACATCATGCGTCACGAAGACTTGTTTGAAGAAGATGCACAGCTTGCCAACGCGGCGATGGACTACGTGGTCAATGCGATCATCACCAAGGTCAAGGGCTATGGTGACTGGATCGACTTGCCCAAAGATCCGAAGCCGTTGTTCGATCCCAAGTTCCATGACTGGGCGGTGCGTGATGTATATAACTTCTTGAAGAAAGGACGGAACAATCCGAAGCCGCCACCGCCGCCGAGTAATCCTACAGACGGCAAGAGTCAGGACAATGGTCTGCCTACTGAACCTAGTCAAGGTACTCCAGATGAACAAGTGAGTGACGAGGGTAACGAAGGTAATCAACCCGGCTCTGTAGAAGTAGACGGTGATGAGTACGATGTAACATCAATGGATGAACATGATGTTGACCACGCTGCTGACATGACCAAGGAACAGATAGAAGATCTTACCAAGGAGATTGACGAGGCGATCCATCAAGCCACGACACTGGCGGGTGCGCTTGGTATGGACTTGCCACGAGCGATCCAGCAAGCGGTTGAACCAGAGACAGATTGGCGTGAAGAACTAATGGAGTTCTTTACATCATCCATGCGAGGCAACGAAGAGAGTTCGTGGCGTAGATACGACATGCGTCGTCTGTCTATTGGAGACTATTTGCCGTCGAAGCACAACGAGACGTTGACGGAACTGGTATTGGCGATTGACGCAAGCGGGTCGATGCACGGCAAACTATTTGATATCGCGTGTGCTGCCGTGGTCAATGCGTGCATCACGTTGAAGCCGGACAAGGTTCGCGTGTTGTTCTGGGATACAACAGTCTGTGCGGAACAGATCTTTGAAGGTGACTATGAGTCAATGAAAGATATGCTCAAGCCACGTGGTGGCGGGGGTACTCGCGCAGCGTGTGTGCCTGAGTATCTTGTGAGTAACAACATCAAGCCCGAGTGTGTCGTGGTCATTACTGACGGTTACTTGGAACACAACATCACGTGGCATACATATATTCCCACCGTGTGGTTGGTGCTGGAGAATGAATCGTTTATACCACCGAAAGGTCGGCGCGTGAAAGTCAAGTCGTAAGGAGGCTGTTATGGAAGAAGCTATGTTAGACCCGAAGAGTACTGCACCGTTTTACCCGAACATGATCAATGAAGAAGATCAGTTGTTATTTAAGAAGTCTTGGATGTGGCCCATGGTACTGACGTTTAACCATGAGGTAGGACTGTATGTATCAAGGATATTTGCGCGTGACATAAATAACGTCCCGAAGTCTTTTGACATGATTGATCATCAGGGCTTCAATGGCGTTCAAGTTGTTCAGTATCAAGATGGTGAAGAGACAAAGATCAAAGTCTATGTTAAATCCAATGCTGACTGTGATACCGAGCCGTATCTACTGTTTGACACCAACAACATTCGCTATGCGCTATCCAGAATCAAGAAGAACATGCAGGAGAGCAGTATTACTAATGAAGATGGCAGCTCACTGCAATGGGTCAAAGCTAGAGGCTGGCTGACAATTTCTAAGATTGTTCACAACTTGTTTTATAACTATATAAATACTCAAACGGAATTCGACAGTTTACATCACAAATACATGTGGACATCCAACAGCGGAACGATTGAGTACACAACCAAGCTGACGATGGGGGCGATTACCAAAGAGGATATTCCCACTGAAGTGAAGGGACGTATCGAAGCCGTGTATCAAGACTACTTAGAGAACATGGAGAAACAACAAAGGTATCTGGAGCAGACCGAGAGAATCTTTGGACGCGAGAAGTGGCTGGTGGGTTTCCCCGGCGAAGGCCAACAGGTACTGGTAGGTAGTATCAACACTTCAAAGATGATTAGCGAACTGAAGAAATGTATGGACACTGGCCAAGACTATAATTTTTCAGGAATGACCACCGAGTATCTGATGCGTAGATACAAGTCTATAGATCATGTAAGTTCCGATATCAAAGATTCGCTACAGGCAACCATGACGTTCAACAAGTATGCAATCGGTGCAAATCCTAAGATCCGATACAAAGATACCAAGAGCATCATTCCAGTTCTAGAAGATTCATGGAATACGTATGTACCATTCTATGAGATCAATGCGTGTGTGTTTAAACGCACAACATCGGAAGGGTATAGCTGGTACTTGTTTGATAGGAAGTAATCATGGCTTTCAAAGAATACTGGAAATGCTTTGAGGATAAAAAATGATAGACGACACAAGCCATATACTTGTTATCCATGTAATAAACGAAAACGAATACAGCATCGTCATGCCGCATAACCACGGTAACTTGAGATTGTTTTACAAGCTGGATAATTTGCCTGACGAACTAAAAACCAAAATTGCTTTGATCAAGGCGAGTGGTAAGCATGTGACTGATTCGTTTGAATACGAGCCAGTAGGCCGCATGTCGTTTGATGAGAAAATTTATTACGTGAGAGTAGCCAAGGATTACCCAGACAAACTTATGGAGATGTTCAATGACACCGGAAGCAAAAGTAAAAAAGAAAGTGAAAGAGTTCCTTAAATCTGTTGATGCTTATTACGTCATGCCCATTGGAACTGGCTTCGGAAATTCTGGTGCGCCAGATTTTATTGCTTGCGTAAGGGGAAGGTTTATTGGTATAGAGTGCAAGGCTAATGGCAATCGTGTCACTGCGCTTCAGCAAGACAATCTCGACAGGATTGAACAGAGCGGTGGCTACGCATTCGTAGTTGATGAAATCAACGTGACTGATGTCACGCAACGGATAAAGGAGATGTTCAAATGATAAGTGCTTACGACACAATGTTTTGGATGGTTGTAATCTCTACGATTACGTGTTCGGTGGCTATGATAGCGTATGCGATTGTTTGGATAATGGAGTTCACCCATGCAATCAAAAAGCGACGCATCAGAAACCAAGCGGTCAAATTCGCCATCGGACGTTTCTAAGAAAGCCAAGAAAAAGGGAGTGCATAAACACCCCCATCCTTGGAGAGTATTACCACCAGTGTGGGGTAAGAAATGAAAACCCAGATAGAAGGTTACTCAGATTTAGGAAGCCACTTGAAACGTGTCTTCGGATACATCGACGTGGAAGAGATTGTTTCCGGACAGTCATCCATCGCAAATACAGTTACGGAGGTTACTACAATGAACAATCAAGTTACTGATTCGACGGCATTTGAAATCGCCACACTCGCGCTCATGAATCAGCGCGTCTACAAACGTGAAGCAGAAGAATTGCGAACAAAGGTCTCTCTGCTTGAAGCGGAGATCATCAGGCTTAGGGCTGATAACAGCAAGCTGGCTACCGAGTCCTACGAAAAAGCTGGTGCGATAGACAAGCTGAACTGGCTGATTCAGAAGCAAGCGGCACGAATGGCTAAAGATGGAAATAAGTAATGGACAGGCATCCGTTTGAAGCATATCGCCCGTTGCTATGGATCCTACTATTGATGCTGTTCATAGAGGTTTACTGTTTCATATCATGGTGGACAAAATGAACGAAGCAGATTTCAAAATGCTGGCTGGCGAGTCTATCTTTGGCATAGCAGATGATCTGCTCAAGTCACAACGAGACATGATTGAGCGACAGAACGAATTAATTATTCGTTTGATGGATCGTATTGATTGGCTAGAGAAGTCACAGTCGATGTCCGCAGGGATCAAGGGGGCGCTATGACCGACGTGCTTATCTCAATCAAAGAACTTGAAGAGATGCGCCGCACGATTGATCAGTTGCGCGAACGATACGCAACGGATCTTGAAGCGTGGCGCGAGAACAATCGCTATCACGCGGCTGAGATCGAACGATTGAAAGAAATCATCCGCGCACGGGAGAATGAGGTATGAACAATCTAATTAAAGAACTTGCTGAACAAGCTGGGTTTGGTTGGGATGATAAATATCATTGGTATGTGGGCAGTCGCCAGATGGAAAAGTTCGCCGCCCTTGTTGCTGCCCATGAGCGTGAGGCGTGGATGAGGTATGAACAATCTAATTAAAGAGCTTGCTATGAGGGATAAATGATATGGCAGCAGCAGATTATAGACTTTGTGATGTTTATTATAGACTTTGTGATGTTTGTGATCAAAAAGTCTTCTACGACGTTAATCTTAATTACAATCAAGGCAAATCCGAATGGAGTGATGTTCCACCATTTAAGAACTGCGGTGAAAATCAATACACTCAGGACGATGAGAATTTTACGCAACATAGCGATCTAAACGAAAAATACGGACTAAGACTTGACTATCTTGGTGATTGGGCAGTGTTATGCCATGAGTGCTCCAAAAAATTCAAGACTGTGGTTGTTCCTATTGAAGGAGTTGAACGATGATTGGATATCCAGCAGATAGCAAACCACATATCAAATGGAATCACATTGATGGACCATTGTTGGTTTGCCGTGATGGAACACCACATTGGTTGACTATGCAAGAACGACTTTGGTTGAGACTGGGATTTACCAACATTAACCAGTTGGATGAAAAATATTGTCAAGAACCACAAAGGGGATAAGGTATGAACGAACGAATTCGAGAAGTTTTGTCAGCCATCCGCGCGCTTAACAACGAGGTGCCCCGTGGATGAAAAGACGCGAGAGTTGGTGGAGAGGTTGAGCGCGCTAGATCACAGCTTCGTTCCTTACCCAAGGTCAGGCGGTAGCCCGCAAACGGTAGGCAGTGAAACATGGAAACTGATCTGCACAGGCGAACAGCGTGGCGCGCTGTCTGATGCAATCGACGCCATCCGCGCACGGGGGGAGAAGCCGTGAAGATTCCAGAGATAGTATTGTTTGCATACCAGACCAAAGGCGAGGCGCTTGAGGTTGCTAATCATCAAGAGGATGTTGAGGTAGCGACTGTCTACATCAAGAAAGGAATCAAGAAAGGATTCAGCCTCGCTGAAGTCCCTGTGTGTTATCTGATGCTGCCGAAGGAGAAGCAATGAGCATCATCACCATAGACTTTGAAACTTACTACGACAAGGATTATTCCCTGTCGAAGATGACAACCGAGGAGTACATCAACGATCCAAGGTTTGAAGTCATTGGCGTAGGTATCAAAGAAGATGATGAACCCTCTAGATGGTTTAGTGGGGAAGATATATCGGTTGCTTTAAACAGTATTGACTGGGAAGACACCATACTGATTTGTCACAACATGATGTTCGACGGCGCGATCCTTGCGTGGCGCTACGGGATTTTCCCAGCTATGTATGTGGATACATTATGTATGGCACGAGCCATTCATGGTGTTGACGCGGGTGGTTCGCTCAAGGTATTGGCTGAACGATACAACATAGGAGCGAAAGGCAATGAAGTCATCGAAGCTATGGGCAAACGTAGAAGTGATTTTAGTCCTGCTGATCTTGTTCGTTATGGCGAGTACTGCTGTAACGATGTTGAGCTTACCTACAAGTTGTTTTACAAACTTCAGCCGTTCCCTAACAACGAATTGAAACTGATTGACCTGACCATCCGTATGTATACGGATCCAGTCTTTGAACTGAACGATAGTCTGTTGATAGCAAGGCTTGAAGAAGTTCGTACTGACAAAGAGAATCTTCTACGTGGTCTGATGGCAGGTTTGAATGTCTCTACTGAAAAAGAAGTCAGCGAGTTGTTGTCCAGCAATAACAAGTTCGCAAACATCCTAAACAGTTTAGGTGTATCACCGCCGCTCAAGATAAGCCCTGCGACGGGTAAGGAGACCTACGCGTTCTCCAAGACAGACGAAGGGTTCCTTGCATTGAAGGAACACCCAGATGAATTTGTACAGGAGTTGTGCAGAGTTAGGCTTGGCACAAAGTCTACAATCGAAGAATCACGTATAGAACGGTTCCTTGATGTTGGAGAGCGTAACCGTGGGAAACTACCTATCCCGTTAAAATACTACGGCGCACATACTGGCCGATGGTCTGGCACCGAAGGTATAAATCTTCAGAACCTGCCTAGCCGTGACAAGACCAAGAAGACTCTTAAGAACGCGCTAGTGGCTCCACCGGGGCATTTGATAATCAACTGCGACTCAAGCCAGATCGAAGCACGCGTGCTTGCGTGGCTGGCTGGCGAGACAGATCTAGTCAAAGCGTTCCGAGAAAAGAGAGATGTCTATTCAGAGTTTGCTACCAAGGTATACAAACGCAAGATCACCAAAGCCAACGAGTTGGAACGGTTCGTTGGCAAGACTTGCATACTTGGTTTGGGTTACGGCACTGGAGCCAAAAAGTTAGAACTAACTCTCAAGACAAGTGCAATGCGTGTTGAGTTGGAAGAAGGCAAGGCTGAAGAGATAGTAAAAACTTATAGAAAAACCAACACTAAGATCCCTGACCTTTGGTACGAAGGGGATAAATTGCTGGCTAACTTATGCGGCTGGCCGACAGACGGACGTGAAAGCTATGAGTTCGGGAACTCATCAGTCATTGTGGATAAAACAGGAATACGTTTACCTAATGACCTATACATACGCTACCCCGGTTTGAATACAGAAACTAAAACCGCCGAAGAAAACCGCGAAGCAAAGTCCTATAAAGTTTATCAATCCCGCAAGGGTAAGGTAAGTATCTGGGGTGGTTCAGTCGTTGAGAACGTAGTGCAAGCGTTGGCTAGAATTATCATAGGCGAACAGATGCTCAAGCTGAAAGAACGCTATCGTGTAGCCCTGACGGTGCACGATGCTGCGGTGCTTGTTGTTAGCGAAAAAGAAATCGAAGAAGCCCTTGCATTTGTAACGGAAACTATGTCTACTGCACCTAAGTGGTGTAGTGATTTGCCTGTGGCTTGTGAGGCCAAATACGGCTTTAGTTATGGAGATTGCTAGTGTCTAAAATAAAAACTGATGAGTTGGATAAGAAGCTCGACTCCATGAACAAAGAAGAGACTAGGAAGTTTATCATCACCATGCTCACCGAGATGCTGGACATGGCACAACAGTTCGCAGCATCAGCAGCAGAGATGAGGATGGCTGTGCATGAGTCCATGCTTCTGATGTCCAAGGCTCCGCTCAAAGATTGCGAAGGTAAAGACGAGTGCGAGCCGTGTTACTGGCGTGGTTCGGTTGTAGGTCTGTACGATCAGATCGCTGCTAAGCCATTAGAAGTCGAAGACAGCATGACGCCAGAAGAAGCGATGAAGAAACTGAATACGATTCTCCGCAGTGACAAGATGTACGACGCATGATCAAGTGGTCATTCAGTGGCTTGAAGCAGTACCTCAACTGCCCAAGACAGTTCAACGAGGTCAAGGTGCTTGGGAATTTCCAAACGAAAGTCTCACACCAGATGGCCTATGGGACTGATGTACACAAGTCATTGGAGGAGTATGCTCGGGACAATAAAGAACTTCCGGTACATCATAAACAATTCAAATCTATTGTTGATGTTCTGTTGGAGATTCCGGGCGACAAATACATCGAACACAAGATGGCTCTACGGGCTGACAAAACCCCGTGCGATTTCGACGCACCAGACTATTGGGTGCGTGGCATTGTTGACTTGATGATTGTAGATGGTGATACGGCGTTCGTGGTTGATTACAAAACCGGATCGAACAAGTACCCTGATCCAAAACAGTTGAAGCTGATGGCGCTACTGACCTTCGCACATTTCCCAGATGTCAATCTGGTCAAAGGTGGTCTGCTGTTTGTAGTTCACACCAGCTTCTTACCCGACGATTATTTACGAGACAAGTCCGAGAAGTATTGGCAGGAGTTTGCTCCCGATCTGATGCGTTTGGAAATGTCTTTTAAACACAATAGCTGGCCCCCACAATCGAGTCCGTTGTGTCGGTGGTGTCCGGTAAACACTTGCGAATTCAGGAAGGCGTAATTATGGGTGCGTATGAAAGTTGGTTTTTTGTTAAAGACGGAGACCTGTATCTACACACTGAGAACGATGGCCCTGCCGTATTGAGGCGTGGGCTTGAGAAAACTGATGCGCGCTTGTGTTCGGTAGAAGAAGCCAAGAAACTTTATCCAAATGAATTAGCGAGAGCATTGGAGAAATAGATGCCATACACAAAGACTGCCAGACCATACAAACACGAGTACAAGAAACAGCTTGAGCGTGGTGAGCATGAAGACCGCATGGAGCGGCAACGTGCGCGGCGTAAGATTGACAAGAAGGGTGTGAGCCGTAAGGGCAAGGACGTGGCTCACGTCAAGGCGCTGTCCAAGGGTGGCAGCAACAAAGATGGTGTGCGACTAGAGCCGCCTAGCAAAAACAGATCGTTTCCTCGCAAGTCGAGTGGAGCAATGAAGTAACGTCGTAAGGCATGAGTGGACGTAAGCTGGTAATACAGCAAACCATGTCATCTAAGATTGGTAATTAAACTCTGCATAGAGCCTCCGTAGCAAGTCTTAGACGAGTGACTCCCGTAAGGAGTTTTTATCGTGATGCGAATCACGCAGTACAGTAGGTATAGTAATGGAAATTGTAGACGATATCGCAGTGCGTTTGACACTGCCCTCGGAGTATGCCGATAGAGTTCTCAGATGGGTTGGCAGGAGCGCGTTAGCGCAGGATTTGGGTTCAACCAAGTCTATCGTGGTCTATTGGGATCAGCGCGAAACAGAATACCTGACCAGAGTTGCAGATGAACTTCGACCCAACATGGCGTTGGATATTCCTTCACCATTGTTGAGAGATTACAAGTGGCCCGGTGTCCACAAGCCTTTTGATCATCAACGAGACACAGCGTCATTCTTGAGTATTCGTAGTAGAGCATTCTGTTTCAATGAAGCAGGAACCGGTAAGACTTCCGCCGCCATATGGGCTGCGGATTACCTAATGAATTTAGGATTGGTGAGACGGGTACTCGTAGTGTGCCCGTTGTCCATCATGTTCACGGCATGGCGCGATGAAGTGTTCAAAGCCGCGATGCACCGTTCGTGTTTCGTTGCTTACGGGTCGAACGAAAAGCGTAGAAGAATCATTGCTCACCCATACGAGTTCACCATTATTAATTATGATGGAGTCAACATCGTCAGTGATGCGATAGCCGACGCCAAGTTCGATTTGATCATTGTCGATGAGGCTAATGCTTACAAGACTGTGAGTACCAAACGCTGGCGTACCTTGTCCAAGTTGATAACGCCATCTACAAGATTGTGGATGATGACAGGTACACCAGCATCGCAATCGCCAATGGACGCGTTCGGCCTTGCACGTCTTGTATCACCCTTGCGCGTACCAAAGTATTCCACAGCATGGCGCGACACCGTGATGTATCCGAAGACACGTTTCAAGTGGCTTCCAAAATCTGATTCTAAGGAAAAGGTGTTTCATGTCTTGCAGCCAGCGATTCGGTTTAACAAGAACGACTGCCTCGACCTGCCACCTGTAACTTATCAGACTAGAATTGTTCCCTTGACAGTGCAAGCGCAAACATACTATCGCAAGCTGAAGCAAGAGATGTTAATACAAGCTGTTGGCGAACAAGTCAGCGCAGTCAATGCCGCTGCCAAACTAAACAAGCTGTTGCAGATATCTGGCGGTGCAACATATACAGATGGTGGCAACGTCATTGAATTCGACATTGGGCCTCGCTTCAAAGCACTGCGAGAAGTGCTTGACGAAACGTCCAACAAAGTAATAGTGTTCGTTCCCTATCGGCACACCATCACTGTCGTTGCGGAGTACCTTGATAACGAGGGCTTCACAAACGACATCATCATGGGTGACGTTACCCCAAAAGAACGCGCAAACATCATCACCAAATTCCAGACACAATCGGATCCTCATGTGTTAGTGATTCAACCGCAGTCAGCTTCTCATGGTGTCACACTCACCGCTGCGGATACGGTTGTGTTCTGGTCTCCAGTCATGTCGGTCGAAACATACTTACAATGTATCGGTCGTATTGATCGAGTCGGACAGAAGAACAAGATGACTGTTGTTCATTTGCAAGGCTCGGAAGTAGAGCGTCGTGTATACGACATGCTCAATAGTAAAGTAGATAGTCATAACAAGTTAATTGACCTGTACAAGCAGGAGTTGGAGGCAGAGTGAATACAGTAAACATCAGTAGTTTGGTTGCATCGTATCTTGGTATTCGATCACAGCGTGAAGCGTTGTCGAGACAATTCGAGGAAGCAGATGCTGCACTAAAGCAGGAACTATCAGGCTTTGAAGCGCAGTTGCTCGCAGCTTGCAACGATATAAATGCGAATAGCATCAATACCGAAAACGGTACTGTGATTCGCAAGTTGAATGAGCGATACATCTGCACGGACTGGGAACACTTTAAACAGTTCGTCAAGGACAACGATGCTTTGGATTTGTTTGAGAAACGCATCAATCAAGGGAACATCAAACAGTTGTTAGCGGAGTACCGCGAGCTTCCCCCCGGTGTGAACGTGATGCGAGAGTTTGGTGTAACCGTTCGTAAACCCAGTAAGGAATAGTAATCATGAGCAACGATCTAATTACGTCGATTAAGAACAGTATGCCCGTCGTCAAAGGTGAACTTGACGAAGACACCAAGGCGGTAGCTGGCGGTAACAGTGGTAGATTCAAGCGGATCTCCATCAAGGGTGGTGTGTTCCGCAAGCTAGTCAATGGCAAGGAAGTTGGCTCCATCGAAGACCGTCACATGAACGTGATCTTTGTCAAGATGGCGCACAACCCCGCACGTACCTATTACTCGCAGGGCTATCAGGAAGGAGCGAAGGTCTCGCCCACCTGCTGGTCGAGCGATAGCAAGACCCCTGACAATGATGTCAAGACGCCACAGGCACCTACCTGTAACTCTTGTCAGAACAGCGTCCAAGGTAGCGGTCAAGGTGGCATGGGTGCTGCGTGTCGCCTGTCGTGGCGCACGGCGGTCGTGTTGCCGAACGATCCGGGTGGTGATGTGATGCAGCTTGTGCTGCCAGCCACGTCGTGCTTTGGCAATGAAGATAATGGCCGGTATCCGTTCCGTCCGTATATTCAGATGCTGGCACAGAACAGCATCAGCGCAGGACGCGTTGTTACCAAAATGGCGTTCGACACCAAGTCGCCTGTACCGAAGCTACTGTTCTCTCCAGTCGCTCCGGTTCCGCAGGAAGACGTTGAGTTTGTGCTTGAGCAAGCCAAGAGTCCCATTGCGGAAAACGCAGTCAAGATGAACGTGTATCAGGGCGACTCATCTGCCGAAGCTGCGCCGCCGATCTATACATCTGAGCTTCCAACTATGGAAGAACCGAAGCTGCGTGAGATGAACAAGTCATCTGACGCTGAGCCAGAGGTTTCGGATATGGTCAAGCAGTGGGCTAAAAAGAAGAAGTGATTCATGCCACGGAACTACAGCGATAAATTTCTATACGAACTGTCGCAAGCGAACTCCGATAGACTCGGGGTTCGTCTTGGTCGCCTGTGCGTAGAGATGAATATCCCTGCTTCGTATGTTGCAGTTGCACTCAAGACTTCGCGTATGACTATCTACAGTTGGTTTCGCGGTAGAGGCGTAAGCGAAAATAAACGAGCCTTGGTTGAGACATTCATCAGATTGGTTGAGGACGATGCCAAGGTTGGCATGTTACCCGCCAAGAACATGGTCGATGCCAAGAACTACATACAAGAGATGTTGGGGGTATCCATTTGATTTGATGGTTGGTAGTTCTTCACCTCTCGCCGGGGGTAGCTCCCCCGGCGTTTTTTTCTACGGCGAATATGAAAAAACAATTTTACGAACACCTACTTCCATCGCAAGGTTTCTACTGTGTAGCAAAAATCGACAAGGACGGTAGCTTAGGCAGTCGGTTTGCAGAGAACCTTGATGATCTAATTAAAATAACGGACGAGTACAAAACAGCGGGGGCCAATGTTTACGTAACACCAAACTCATTCAAAGGATACAGTCGGCAAGCGAAGAGCGCGTTATGGTCGCGTTCGTTGTTCGTTGATCTGGACGTAGGGGCTGAGAAGGAATACAGCAGTCAAGAAGAAGCGTTGGCTGCGCTTGATGACTTCATCGCCAACACAGGTATGCCCGAACCGGTTCGGGTTAACTCAGGAACTGGCATCCAAGCCTTCTGGATACTCACGCAAGATATCCCGATTGAAAAATGGAAACCGCTGGCTGAATCATTTAAACAATTTTGCGTGGACAAGGGGTTGCTCATAGACCCCTCAGTGACAGCCGATGCTTCCCGGCTCATGCGTTGCCCAGACACTTTTAACTATAAAACAAACCCGCCCAGCCCGACCAGCGTACTGACCAGCTCGGTGGTCGTACATGAACTTGTTTATATAGAGTCAATTATTTTTGGGCGGGTAACTTCTAACACCGGGAATAATTCACCATCTATAGATGTTCTAGCCCAGATTCCGAAGGGATTGGATGAAGATACTGCCAGCATTGGTAACAAGGGCAAATTCGACGGCACCGAGAATTATTTTCAAGACGTGCTGGAGAAGTCCCTAGAAGACAACGGCTGCGCCCAGATCAAGAGATTGGTCGCTGCCCCGGCCAAGCAGAAGTACCCAGAATGGTTTTGGCTGCTGTCCATTGCCGCTCATTGTGTGGATGGCGAAGAGGCTGTACACGTCGTTTCGCAAGGACACCCCGGTTACGATTACGACAAGACGGTTCTTAAAGCCCAAGAAACTTTAAAGAATGATGCACCGCAGCGATGTGACACCATAGAGGGCGTTTACCCAAAAGGGTGTGATGGCTGTCACTTCAAAGGCAAGATCGGATCCCCTGTGGCGTTGGGCAAACGAGTCAAGCCACTACCTCCCGAGAAAATGCCTCCCGGCCTTCCTAAACTTCCCGAAGAATTGTTTCCGTATTCATGGGGTGCTGATAACGCCTTGTGGTACAAGCCGCCGATTGAGTATGACAAGAAGGGCAAGGAGGTAGATCCCCCCGCCGTCATGATCTGCCGACATATCTTTTATCCAACAACGCGCATCTTCAGCAAGCGCGATGGCGCAGTTCTTACAGTAAAAGTCATGCTCCCCAAAGATCCAGATCGGGAGTTTGATTTGCCGGTGAAGTACATATCCATTGGTAATGACAAGTTTAGAGAGTTACTTGCTAGTTACGATGTGATGCCTACACACCCAAACACAGCACTGATCCAAAGGATGGTTGACTACATGAGCAAATGGAATGATTACTTTATTAACATGAAAACCGCCGAGCAGATGCAGACCCAGATGGGTTGGACTGATCACATGGATTCTTTTGTCATTGGATTCAATGAGATTACCCGGAGCGGAGAGGTGCGTAAGACCGCTGCTTCTCCCGGTGTACGCAAACTTGCCAAGATCATGCCAGCTACCGGTAGCTTCCAAGTGTGGAAGAACTCAGCAAGGCAGTTAAACCAACCGTCGCTTGAGCCTATAGCCTTCGCCATGCTGTGCGCGTTCGGTTCCCCCCTGATGTCATTGACCAACACTCCCGGCGTGTCGGTGTGCTACTCAGGCCCATCGGGTGCTGGCAAGTCTGCGGCAATGTTGGCGGGGTTGAGTGTCTATGGAGACCCCCGTGGCTTGTGTTTGCAGGAGAACAACGCGACCGACAACGTACTTGTGGGGCGTATGCTCAACTTAAAAAACATTATGTTTGGTCTTGACGAGGTGCACTCCCGGCTTCCAGAACAGCTTTCCAAGTTTATCTTCCAAGTATCTACCGGCAAGCCCAAGGCGAGGATGCAGTCGTCCGAGAATGAAGAACGCGACATCGAAGCCTTTGCATCGCTTATCTCGTTGTGGAACTCCAACGCTGACGTGCTGGATATTCTACGCCAGTACAAGAAGAACCCCGAGGGCGAAATCGCCCGTTTCGTTCAGTTCATGGTGCAGACACCCAAACTGTTTGAACGGCACCCTGAGCTTGGCCCTATGATCATTGAGCCTTTCAACCATAACTACGGTCATGCAGGAATCGAATTCATCAAAGCCGTCTACGCTATGGGGTTCGATGAAATCAGCATCCGTTTGGCTTATTGGGGCAGTCGGTTTGATAAGTCGTTTGGAACGCACACCAAGTATAGGTTCTACCGTAGCTTAGTTAGTGCATCGTTTACAGGCGGGGAGATTGCCAACAAGGCCGACATCATTAGACTTGATCTTGAACGAGTTTATGAGGAAGTCATGAAAGCCATGATTGATTTCCGTGACCGCACTAACAGCAACGATGCTAATTACCCTGACGAGTTCAATACCTTTATGAACGACAACCTGCACTCGTTCTTGAAGATGGACGGCGACACCATTATAAACTTTCCAACCCACCATGCTTTTATTGGGCGCATTGAGTTGGACAGCCAGTTGGTCTGGGTGCACAAACAAGCCATCAAGAACTACATCGGCGGCAAACAAAAACTCAACATTAGCCAGTTTGAACACGTGATGCAGGAACGAGGAATACTTATCAAGTCCGAGAAAAAGAGGATTGGTGCTGGCTGGGGCGAAGCATCGGTCGTAGGGCCAGTACACTGTTGGGTCTTCAAGCTAGACCCATCTGATATTGAAATGCTTATCGTCAAAGACAATCCAAAACATTAATGCAGCCACCAGCAGAACCCGAGTTTTTGTTGCCGTTTGAATGGATGAGTGTTGGGGATAGTTTCTTTATCCCCACACTCAGACCAGCGGAACTTACTTACATCATAGACACTCGTGCCAAAGTCGCCAAAGTGAAGGTCAAAATCTTCTCAACGACTAAAGATGATTGTCTTGGTGTACGGGTGTGGCGCGTTGCCTAGTGTTCTGATTCGTTGTAAGTATCGACCATATCGCGCATGATCATTCTGCGCATGTCCTTATAGTCCTCAAGTTCATCTCGACGTTCTTGAGGAGTTTGGTCTTGGTCACGAACTTTATTCATTTCTGCATTGATTTTGTTCAAATGCTCGCGGTTGGTAACGTAATACTGACGCAGCATTTCAGCATCGGGATGGGTTTCAACATACCGATCATAGGCGTCATCAAAGCCACGAGACTCAAAGTTGTCCAGAATCTTTTTGTTTTTCACCAACGCGTCGTTTATCTCAGAATACTGACGAGCATCAACATCGGTCTTACGCCCAAGGAAGCTACTCAAGAACGGTAAGTCTTTCTTGGGATCAAAGTCTTCTTTGCCCGTTACGAAGTTGTAGATGCTCATTACGCTGTTACCAATCGTGGTTAAGCCTTCAGCATACTGATTGAACGCAAACTGCAACTCATCAGGGTTAGGCATCCACATGCCATTTGTTACTTTAGCAATAGTATCCGCAGCCGATTTGAACGCTTCCGAAGTACTGTCTCCACCAACTTCACCGTAGCGAGATGGACGTGGGTTATAAATCTGCCGTCCGAAGTCGTCCATGTTGAACGCGTATTCGAGCAGTGGGCGTACTGGTGCTGGAGCCGCAGAAGTCAATGCCCATCCCATTGGGTTCTTTTTGAACATATCAATCGACTCGACCGGCAGGGGCAGGAACGACTCTTTGGCGGCAACCGACATATTAGTTACAGCTTCTTCTGGTTTGATATCCCCGTTCGCCAACGCAGCCATCTGTGATCCTATTGATGCAAACGCGCCCGTGCCAAAGCCCCACGGCATGTTGATGAACTGGGTGTCTTTGCCAAAATACTTGGTGGCTTGATCGCCAAAGATACTGACAGGCACCCGCATACTACGAACCCACAAACGGTGGTCATCCGAAGCAACCTCGTTACGCCCGTCTTCATCATTTTGTCCCATTGCACGTGAGCGGTTGTACATCATGTAACCGAAGCCAATAGCCGCGCCTAATGTAATGGCGGCGTTCCTACGCAGCTTGTTGTAGTTCTCAATAAACTTTTGCGCACCGGGGTCGTTGTCAATAATTTTTTGGTAAAACTCTTCAGCACCTTCAAGGGATTTAATGCCAAGTTTTTTGCTGTCTTCTATTTGCTGCAAACGATACAGTGCACCAAAAACTTGATGCCCCATGCCCTGCGTCCAGTTGCTTCTCAAATAACTGTTGGCGCTCTGAAACAAAGGCGACAGCAACGCGTCGGTTTGACGAACAGCACCCGTTGCCTCGGCCTTGAACATCGGGAACCACGAACCCATTGCCTGACTGTAGTGACCTTTCTTTTCAAGGTTAAGAAGATTCTTGGTGAAGGCAGACGCAGACTCAATGGCTTGTTCTTCGGTCATGCCGTTTCTCAAGTTGGCTTTTTTTATGGTGTCGAAAGCCGCTTCACGGTTCATGAATTCAAACATGTTGTTGTAGGTGTCAAACACCAGCTTGATCTGGTCAAGCGTCCGGGTAACGGGCTTTCTGTTAAAACTTTCCATAACAGAACGCGTGGCAGCGTCATTGGTGCCGTAGGCTTTGGAGAACGACATCCTGCCGCCTGCATTATCCCAATCAAGAATGTTCTTGTAGAAGTCATCGTTTTTGGCAAGTTGTTCTAGCTTTGCTTTATTACCTGTCTCAATTAAATACGATGCTCGCGCAGCTTTGAACGGAGACCCTTTGATGGCTTGCGTAAACATCCGACCCATCATTTGACCCGCAGCAAGAGGGCCGTATTCACTCGCCATGATGTTGCCTAGGTTGGTCATACCGTGGCGCACAGCATTTGACGGTGCGAACGCAGGGTTGAACCGAGTGAACCCCAATGTAATACCTCTCGTCACCCTACCAACATTACTTATGATCGGGTTCGGGGGAGTAATAATGCCCTTGACAGCATCGCGCCACTGCTTGTCTTTGAATTGGATAACGTCGTATTTGCCATCTGGACGTGGATGGAGTACCACGTTGTCAGGGTTGTTGTTTTCAAAAAACTCCCGAGCAGCTTCACCAGCTTCAAGAGGTTCTGTTAGAACTTTAGCGCCGGGGATTAAATTTTTCTTGGCAGCGTTGTAGACAGCATCTATTAATGCTTTGTTGTCCAACCTACGTAGCCCAACTTCAGCATCTGCTATAGTTTGGGTTATCGGGTTATCCGACTCCGTAATGCGGCCTTCTTGCGCATCGACAACTTTGGACAAATCTCTGTTTACCCGTTGCCCAGTAATCTCATCGAAGTCGGGTCTTTCCGTACTTCCTTTCAAAGTAAAGTACGTATCACCACGACGATTGAACCGTACCCAATTATCTACGTGGTCTCCCCACTTGCCAGCCGCACGTTCGATGTCGGTGACTTTTTCACGCAAGGCTTTCTCAGCAGCAAACACAGCGTCTATCTGAGGGCCAAACTTTTCACGGGCAGCAGCCAGATCTTTTTGGAAACCTTCAATCGTTTCCGGGTGCCAATTACCTACTACAGAATAGGCAGGGTCATCCCGCAGAATGGCTTTAGTAGCCATGATATGTTCATCTGGGCTATAGCCATTTATGTCAACGTATTGACCGTCAGTAATCCTATCCAGTTCGTCACGTAAATGATCGATTATTCGTTCTCGTTCGGCTTTAGTGTAATGCTCAGACGAAAGATTATTTATAGTGTCAACTATTTGTTTGCGGTAATCCGCAGGGCTTATTTTTGAACCATTAGGCAGCGTTATGATTGGATCGGTGCTTAACGGTACCCGCATACGCCACAGATAGTCTCGCAGCTTGGGTTCCGTGATGCCTATAGACCACATCTTAAAATCAGCAAGGGACTGAGACCACGACCGGCCAGTGGCCTTACTGTAATTTATAAGTGCGTCATGTAAAATATTCGTAAGGTTGTTTACAGCAGGACGTTCAGCCGCACTGGGGGTATTGGTTACGGCATCGCCTATATTGAGGCCATTCTCAATAACCCATTTTTTACCGTGCTGTAGTTCAAGTGATTTTTGTAGATCACTTAAAAGACGATGCTGGTCTTGGAATTTTTCGATCAACTGAGTGTACGGACGGTCACGGAATTTTTGGACGAACTCTTTTAGCTTGCCAATAAAAGTTCCAGAATCAACTTTCTTCTGTTCATTCTGCGACATCCCTTCTTTGATCCTACCGACTGTATCTTCAATACTGCCGGGTTCAGGCGGCGCTTCAACACGCACGCTTGACATTTGCGGAACAGGTGATGCTTCAGCACCGGGAGGCGGTTCTTTTCCTTCATCCAAGGCTGCATTGGCAGCATCTATATTATTTTCTTCGGTGGTTTCCGTACTGGGGTTAATTCCCGTAGGTGATTCTCCGGGTTTTGTTCCACTGAGACGACCTTCTTCAACAAGATCGAATGATTTTTTAAGAGATGAGAGCGCGAGTGTACGAAGATCATCAGCAGTAAGATCTACCCATCTGCCTCCCATTTTTTGCCAAAACCAAGTTTTGATATTGCTAAATATCTGTTTGACCAATGGCAATTCGGGATGTTTACCTACAAGATATGCAAGACGTTCTTCCTGTAAATATATTGAATTAGTGTTTGCTGGTACTTGGTTGTTAGCTTCTACGAACGGGGCTTCATTATTTTTAATTCCTTGATCAACGCGATCTAGAACTTTTTGATACAAGTCAGGGCCAAGCATGTTTTTTATGTTTGCATGCACCCCAATCTCATGAATCATCAATTCTTTTAAAAAACTAGGCTTGACTTTACCGTCAGCATCTAAATGTAAATTGTCTACGTTAAAAACAACTGAATTTACATTGGGGTCGTAATAACCAGAACTTACATCAATCGGTGAAGACTGATCCAGTCTTAAAAACCCACTATTAATCAAACGATTAGTATGGATTCCAAAAATAGCTTTCAGCCCCTCATATACATCTTTATAAGTTGTATTTGGGGAATTAGATGGTACTGGTTTTATACTGGGGTGTATGTCAGCCCCCCAACTTAAAACGCTATCGCCAGTTTCCGGATTTTGATCAAGAACTCTGGGGGCTATATGGCGAGCCATCTCATCTAAATTATAAGTAGCGTCACCATACGATACATGTTGATCTTCGGGTTCTCGACTTCTTGGTGGCTCACCGTAAGAATCTACCAATGCGTGGTGTACATCTACGCCATTATCCCATCGACCTTGGAATGAATGATCACCAGTATCAGGGTCTATTGCGTGGGCATAGACAGTAAAGCGACCATCTGGAGTAAGGACTCGATCGCCTACGTTTAAGTTTCTAGCGGTGTCGTAGCTATCAGTGTGGTTAACAACTTGATCGTCGGTAGGTACCGAAGGTGGCACGGGTTCTTGGATGTCTGGTGATTCAGAAGAAATTATAGGCCCACGAGGTGGCACTCCCTCTCGTTCCGGGAACTTCAATGCCTCTTGAACGCTCTTGGGGGTAACTCCGTATGTAAAGCCTTCGCCAATCCTCATAAACCCCTTGCCCAATGCAGTGGGAGTATGGAACGTGCCACCAATAAGAGCGTTTAGCCCAAGATTGTATGGATCGAAAGGCTGGTCGCTAAAGGCTTGTTCGGCGGTATTAATACCGCCCATGATTGCAGCGCCTTTTGCCGTTTGCCCCCACGCTTTACCTAGTGCCTCTTCACCAACCCCTAGTAAAGACTTAAGCCCCCCATAGCTGGGCCTGAACCCGCCAGCTATAATATTTGTACCTACACCAGCTAATGTGCTGACCATCGGGTGGGCGGCTTCATCAGCGGCGCGGGTTTCTGCGTCTTGCCCCAACGCTTTGGCTAAATCAGGGTGGGCTTCTAAAAAAGATTCTTGCGCTTTTTCAACAGCAGAACCTGCTGCAACAGCGCCAGCATAACCCGCTGCAAGATTACCAATACCGGGAATAAATGATCCTAACGGACTAGCGGCTATGCCTACTAACGAACCCACAGCCGCAGGAATAACATTCCTCTCCGCTGCACGTGCCGCAACGCCTAGCGAACTTGGGCCTTCATCAGCAGGAGGTGTTTGCGGGGTGTCTGAGTAATGTAACTTCTGCACATAGTACGAAGCCATCTGTGAGGGCGTACCACGCGGGAGTTCTACCCGATAAGTATTGCCATCGTTCCATTTTACTTCGTAGGTATCTTTGGCAGACCCAGCCCCCGCTCTAGCTCCGGGTGAACCATAACCTGCTGCATACTCGCCTACGCTAGTGCCTAACGCATCGCGTCGTGAAGTATCAATCGTGCCATCTGGCCTGACGACACCGGGGCCACCTAGATAAGTGGCACGGAGCAAGTAAGGGTCTGTGGTGTTAAACCGTTCACTGTTCGACTTGATGTAGGCAACACCAGCCGCTGCATTGTCGTAGGGGTTATTCCACTGAGCATCTTTTGGGATCCTACCTTCAGCTTTCATCTGGTCGAAGGTAGGCTTGATGACCTGCATCGGGCCGAGAGCGCCCCCCGGCCCTACTTTAGATGTATCAGCACGGCCACTACTAGACTCAGTTTGATAGATAGATTTGATCGTGGGGGCTAACTCTTCAGCCCCCTGATCCTTGATGATCTGATCTAAATCAACAGCCATTTACGACGGTACCTTAGTCACCGTTACCCCCGGTGGGACTCCCCCGCCGGGCATAAATCCGCTCAAGTCAATACCAGCAGCGGTGAGTTGCATCGCCAACGCCCGTGCCTGTGCTTGCAACTTTGGATCAGTTGCATATTCAGGTTTTTGTACAATTTTAGAAAGTTGGCTTATAGGCATTTGATATTTTGAAGCAATCACACCTTGTTGATAGTTTCGACGGTCTTCAGCGCTCTGTTTTGAAGTTTCAAGTCTTTCCTGCATGATCATGTCTGTTTGGGCCTTACTAACTCCAGCCATCATCAGACGCTCCCTAATTTCATCCGCGCCCATGCCTGTTCTCAGGAGGCTATCAACTTCATTCGTGTACTGTTTAAGATCTTCACGGCTAAGCGTTGCTTCAGTACGCAGGTTCTGCGACTTGCGAGCCTCCTCGTTCATCAACGCATCTGTCTGCAACTTGTCAAGGTTGTTAAGCGCCCCCGCTCTTTGAGCAGCAAGTTCTTGTTTTGCTGCACCTTGGGCTGCAAAGTTTCTGCCAAGTGATAACGCAACACCCGCAAGACCGGGAACATAACCGGGTTGATTCCCACGAAGGCCCGCTTGATTTAGTCCGGCACTCATACCAGCTAAATCGGCATAGCCCCCCGGTGCAGTACCTGCGTTATACATGGCATCAGCTCGCGCACGACCGTCGCCAATAATGCCAGACACTTTATTGAAGGCGTCGCCAATCCCCATTTCTTTTTCAGTTTTCATGAACTGATCATGAACAGAATCGAACGTAGGACGTGGGCCAAGATCATTAAGTCTCTTTTTGATTTCATCAGTCCAGATACTGCCCAATGGTGGGTGGCCGCTCGCGTCTGCCGCTGCAACTCGATCTGTGGCAGTGTGGTCATCCGGAAGCGATGCAATAGCCGCAGCGGGATGGATCAATGCTGGAGAGAATGGGCCACTAAACTGACTTGGGCTACCAAACGGCTGCGTTGGGTCTGGCAGTTTACCGGTGCCAAACAAAGTTGACATTGCTTCACCGGGAGTACGTATTGGAGCAGAGGGCAAGTAAGGGCCAGAACCAACACCGGGGAGAGGCATTAGATTTTGTGTTCGCCCACCAATAAGCCTTGCTGCGGCATTTTGCTGTAACGCATTTTGATTATAGAAACCTGCCCCTGCTCCTTGCATCCCTTGGTTAAAAGCATTAGGTACAGTATTCCCAAAGAAGTTACCTACTGAACTAAGAGTGTTGCCCAACACAGATTGCTCAAACGGTACATAAGGGGCATCGTTAGACACATCTGAACCATACGGCCCAGAATACTTCTTAACCGGCCCACCATGTGCGGCAGAAAAATCTATATCAGACGGAACCATTTGAGGCGCTTGCACAGGTCTGCCACCTGCGTTTGGCGACTGCTCGCTGCTTCGTGATAACACATCAGCGTAATTCGCAGTCATCAGTGCCGACTGAATATCGCCACCTTCATCAAACGCAACAATGCCACCGCCAGCATAATTTTTGCCAATGTTGTGCACTGCAATATCAGCGAGGCCACCGCTACGAGCATGAGCAGTTGGCATAGACATCGGTTGTGGTGCGCCGGGGCCAATCACTGGCGGCTGACCCATCTGGGGTTGCCCCATCTGTGGAGGCTGACCCGTCTGCGGTGCTTGCGGGACTTGAGGAGGTGGGTTGGCTTGCGACAGCAACTGCTGCATACGATCTAAATTTAATTTTTGAGCTTGCCCTGCGATGCTCGTTGTAGGTGGCTGCGGCAATGCTGGATTAGTTTTCTGTATGTCAGACAACATCGAATACAACATGGCTGGGCTAACCATCCCATTTGTATCCAAAACTTCTTGTCCCAACGCTGCACGAATCTGATCATCGGGCATGTTCTGAGCTTTTAACTGACGAGCTTTTTGCTCGACAGCATTCATCTTCATGGCTGTCTGGGGAGGCTTGACTGATTTAAGAAGGTCGTACATAAATTACCCCGAAGGCCCAAAGAAGCTGCCAAGTCCGGTTAAAAGATTCGCACCGATAGCTGTTGCGTTTGCCGGTGCCGCATACATCGTAGATGCGCTTTGTGCAACAGGCACTTTGTTTATAGCACCCATAAGATTATTAAGTTGCTGGTACGGGAAGTTCAACGCATTGTAGTAATTCTGCATTGAATTATTAAAGACGTTTTGTTCCTGTCCTTGTTGCAGTGCACCTGCACCCAGTAGCGCAGTATTGATACCGGCATTCTGAGTGTAATCTTGCATACCGAGATTACCCAACGCACCAGAAGCGGCGAGTTGGTTTTGATTGGCAGTATTGAACTGCCCCTGCGCGTTCTGGAATGCGTTCTGTAACCCAGTCGCTTGGATGTTCTGTAATTGTTGCTCAAGCCCCTGTTGCCCCATCGCATTAACAAGTGCTTCACGAGAACCGCCTAAACCCCCTGCTTGGGTAGCGACACCCGCCATACCGGGGAGCTGTTGAGCGTAGCCGCGAATAGCGCCCTGCTGTTGTTGAGCGATAACATCGTTGACGTAAGGAGACATATACTGGTTGACGTTGGCACCAGTAAATTGGTTAGTCCCCGCCATCCCTGCAAGATTCGCTGCCTGACCGGTATAAGCCGAAGGCTGCATCTGCTGTATATTTTGGAAAGCTTGAGTTTGCTCAGGCGAGAACCCAGCTACCTGCTGTCCGGTATAAGGCTGATACCCCGGCCCGTTAAAGATTAAGTTCGATAGCGAACCTAAACCCTCCATCGCATAGGGCATCAACTCTGGCGGGATGGTGTTCTGGTAGACATTAGTCGTCGTGGCGTTTGATGCCGAACTTGACGGTGTACCTGACCCCGTTGCCAGATTGGTAGGTGTGGCGTATGTACTAAGGGACGTACCCGCCAACGGGTTGCTAGTAGTGGCAGAAGTATTAGTATTTGCCGAAGAACTTTGTGTTGGAAGTGCCATAGTTATTCCTTATACCGGCAAGTACTTGTCAGGATTAATTTGCTTGCCCTGCTTTGGATTACCCGTGCGAGCCATGCGCACTTTGTCCATCATCGCGTAGAGTTTTTTGGATCCCGCTTCTGTTGAGCCATTTCCGAGATGCGATACAACATCTGCCGGTATAACAAACTCGCCATCAGCAAGCGCGGCGCGTTGCGGTCTGTTGCCGCCAATGACTGCCGGAATCGAGTCGGACATTCCATCGCCATCTCCTCGCAACAACTTACCACCAGCAGCATAAGTATCTGGGAACGAACCTAAACCACCTGCCGCCATAGCGTGGATATAACCGCCATGCGCTCTTGGGTTTTCACCCGCTTTTCCGCTATCACCAAAATCACTACCAAAACCGCCGATATCACTACCAAAACCACCGCTTCCTTCACCGATACCAAGATCTACACCCGAAGCCCCTACTGGATTATAGGGAGTAGTGGAAAACGGGCTATCTGAGTTTGCTTGATTCGCTATGTTTTGGCTGGATGCACTTGTGTCGGGAGCATTTCCGGATGTATCGCTTGAAGTTTGATTAGTACCTTGGACAGTATCGCCTTCAACAGTCACCTGCCCTTTCGGTAATACCATATTACCTAATGCCCCTAGAGGGCCAAGAGCCATGCCACCAATCAACGAAGACCAGAAAGGATGGGCGCTTCTAAACCCTTGCACTTCGTTAAAAGCATTAGTAGCCAATCCTTTCAAACCAGAGTTGTTTGAACTTGGCTTTGAACTTGGTGTTGAACCCGGCGGGGTCGCAGGGACTGTATCACCCAGTGGTACGTTGGATGAAATATCTTGTGTCCCTGATGTATCAATAGTGCCGTTACCAATACCCGCACTATCAATACCTACGCCACTACCAGCCCCAGCTAAACTCCCGCTACCGCCCGTTGCTTCACTTCCAGCGGTTTCCCCAATGTTTTTTCCACCACCACTGCTACCACTTCCACCAGTCATACCAGCGTAGGGGTTTGTATAAGGCTGCGGTAAAACTTCCGTAGCAAGGTTACTGAGGTAGCTATTTTCAGCGTTGGGGGGCGGCGGAGGTAAATTCATGTTGGGGTTCTGAGCCAACGCATTCAAAAGCCCATTTTGATATTGAGCGTTAGCAGCTTGAAGCGTAGCTTGATCAGTACCCATCTGGGTTGTTGGCAAGGGCGCGTTGGTTGCAAGAATTGCTTCACCAACAGAAGTTGGTATAGCCCCCGCCGCCGTCGATGCACCGCCAGCAGCGTAGTGCTTAAGACTCGCAAGGCCGCCAGCCTTCATGCCCGTACCCGAAGGAACCGTGCCGGTGTTAGCACCGGGAGTTGAAGACCATGCGCCGGGGTTCCATCCTGCCCCAATGAACGCTGGCTGACCCGCTGGGAGATAGCCAAGTTTGGCAATCAAAGGATTGACCGTGCCTTGGTTCCACAGCGTCTTGTAGCCGGGAGCAGGTACGTAAAACTGATAGCCTGTGGAAGCGCCAAGAGATGACGAAGGAGTAGATGGTGTTGCGGCTTTCGTATAAGCGTTCAACACGGGCATAGCCATCATGTAGGCTTTTGCCATTCTTTGATAATTGGTGTCGCCAAGGGTGTTGTAAAAATCTTTTGAAGCTTGTGACGGGTTATCAGCAAACTGTTGCATCCCCTGCCCAATAACATCAGTGCGAGTAGGACTTGTAAGGAAAGTACCACTAGTATTTCGGGCGTACTGCGGGGCTGTGTTAGAAGCATCCGCAGCCTTTTGAAGTTCTTCCTGAGATGCTTCACCCCCAGCAGCAGAGTTAAGCGAATCCAATGATGTTGAATTAGGCATGAATTCAGTTGGCGTAAGAGCATTAGCCGCCGCCATGCTTTGTCCCATTGTCTCTAGGGCTGGCCCCGACACAGGGACATTAGCGGCATCTGTGGCGTAGGCTGTAGCCAACGGCGCTTGCCCCATTTTGTTCATGCCACTAGTTACTTGAGAACCACCATAAACACCCATGCCTAGGTTGATGGCATCAGCGGTGCTTGCACCCGACAGCTTATCAACCAACCCTGCGCCAATGGCGATCTCAGGCATCAGGGCATCAGCGCCGGGGACATACGCATCAAGGAGCGCACCGCCAATCGTTGGCAAGAGACCCTTGGCAAACGTGCCGAGCGAGAACGCTTCGGGTAGACCAGTATTAGGGTTAGTGGTCAATGACTTGCCGTGGGCTTGAGCCAGCGACTGTAACCCACCAACTTCTTCTGGGGACATGTGCACCAGCATGGAGTCGCCGTGCCGCCCAAGAGACGCAAGGCCACTAGCCATCGTATGCGGATGATGGGCAAGGGGGCGGGGTAAACCGGGGGTTACTCCACCAAAGGCATACTTATTCATATCAGTACCCACCACTAATTAGAATCATTTTCCTATAACCGTCCAATTCAGTCCATTACTCCATATCAGATATGTAGTTGAACCGCTAGCAGTTATTGTGTCGCCCCATGCAAGACCAGACGCACCATTGGTCACGTAGCCTATCTTGCCTATGTTGGTTGCTGCGCTAGGCAGGGTGCCAACAGTATAAGCAGGGGTTTGTGTGCTATTTAAAAGTTGATTAACGGCATTGGCTGTCCGGGTGCCAAACTGCTGAATTGTGGTCGCCAAAATATTTTGGTGCACTGCACTATAGCTTGGGGTAGGGATGGGCAAGCTAGGAGGGGCAATCGTGCGGGGTGATACGTTCATCGGCGTCCATCCGGTCTAATGTCCAGCCGCATGTTGCCCAACTGCCACATGACGCCCAAGGCTGTAGACGGATACCCGTATATCAGATAGGCATCGTTGGCATTGCCAGTATCGACCCGGAACGCAAATTGACGCCCACGGATGCGGGTGTAGACCTGCCCCGTGAATTGCTCAATCGGGTACTGAGGAACTACCCCGTAGTCTCTTACGTTCTTGACTGGCGGTTGGTCTACGTTCTGTTGGT